CATGCTGACATTGCCCTTTAATGTTAGGGCAGTCGGATATTCCACTATCGCGGACTGCATCTTTATTTACCTTTATATTATGCTAAATACTTGACCAAACGCAAGGACTATAAACATGGCAATTGTATCAATATCTAGGATTACTCAGCGCAAAGGAACTGCGGAAAATCTTCCACAGCTCAGCGGTGCCGAATTAGGATGGAGTATAGATACACGCCAGCTATACATTGGAAATGGTACGCTGGCCGAAGGTGCACCGGTTGTAGGCAATACTGAAATACTAACTGAGTTTTCAGATATACTAGGATTTAATACCACCTACACGTATCAAGGTGCTGCTGCCGGATACACTGTGCAGACAGGGCCGACTGCAGGAAATCCAGTCACACAGAGTTTGCAAACATGGCTAGATCAATTTGCCAGTGTCAAGGACTTTGGAGCCATGGGTGATGGCGTCACAGATGACACAGATGCTATCAACCGCGCCTTGTATCAGTTATATTGTAGAGAGGTAAATCCAGAAATACGCCGTTCGTTATTTTTCCCAGCAGGGGTATATCTTGTTAGCCAAAGTATAATAATTCCCACCTGGGCAACCCTGTACGGAGAAGGAGTCAGCAGTAGCCGTATACAGCTTAACTCTGGTGATGATAGTGCATTAAGAGCATACGTTGCCCGCACCGGTGACAGTAAGCAACAGACCGGTGCCAATATTGGTTCTAATTCAGCAACACCACCACAGGGTATCACCATCTCTAACATGGCATTTGAATCATTGGATCCAGATGCTGATATATTTCTTGTTGAAGATGCTGTCGATTGTAGTTTTCAAAATATAACATTTCTTGGTCCATTGCTACAAGCTGATCTTACCACAGCCGTAAAAGACACAGCCGGTGTGAGATTTGCCAGCACTGCCAGCCTGGTGACCACTCAAATTGTATTTGATCGTTGCGAATTTTCTGGCACGGTATATGGTGCCAATACCGACGCACAAGTAAAAGGCATAACCATAAGTAGTTCTAATTTTGATACCCTATATCAAGGGGTGGTGCTTGGTGCCGGCACACCAGTGTTAGGTGGCCCAACCGGATTTAAAATATTGAGTAGTACGTTCGATAACATATACGCACAAGGTGTTTATATCGGCACGGTAAGCCTCAACAGCACCGGATACAATATTTTTTATGATGTTGGTAATCATTTTAATGGTACAACAAATCCAGCCACCACAGTAATTGATATCAATGCTGCAAATAACTTATGCCTTGGCGATATGTTTCAGCGCGGTGATCAATATGTTGGAACTTATAATAGAATAGAACTTAATGACTTACCTAGTATAGCCACCACAAATGGTCGTTTACTATCGCTCGGCAACTATATCCGATATACTGGAGTAGCTACAACACTAGTAAACAATACATCGTCGGCTACTACTATTTTCACATGGAATACAGCAATCCAAGGTCAAGCATTTAAAATGGATTATATCATAAACCGAGATGTTAATGTGCGAACAGGTACTCTCACAGTGGTGGGCGGTACAGACAATGCAGGCACTAATTTAAACTCTAATGATACCGGCGTTCAGAACGTCAGCCCGGGAGTAACGTTTAGTGTGACGGAAACTGCCGGGGTCATATCCGTCAAATACACCACCACCAATACCGGCATTAATGGCAGTCTTTCGTATTCTAATGTACGATTGAGATAACATGTGGCCGGTTAGATTTGAGGACCGGCTGGCTTCTTGGCATAACTTGCGTGAATCTATACCAACGCAACCAATAGAAATAGCCCTTGCTACTGTGAACTCTTGGTGGGCAGCAGCACCCTGGACCGCATATCATTTGCACTGGGATGACTATGAGAATTGGCCCAATCCTTGGCAACTTCTGGATGATAATCTCTATTGTGATGTTGCAAAATGTCTTGGAATATGTTATACTTTAGCACTAGCAGAGCACCCAGATATACAGGATTTTCAAATGGCATTAACCGAACAAGACCATAGCATAGTGGTAGCATGCAGCAACAAATACATTCTAAATTGGGAAAAAGAATTGTTGTTAAATACTGATTCAAATTCCATACATAAAAAAATAATTACAGAAAAATATATAAAACAAAAATATTAAGGTGACAAGTAAATGACCGCAATTACAGTATTAAAACGAGATGGCAAAAAAGAGCAGTTATCGTTGGAAAAATGGCAAACGCAAATTGCTAAAGTATGTAAGGGCACCGCCGACGTCAGTCAGAGCATGGTGGAAATTAAAGCACAATTACATTTCTATGATGGCATTACCACTAAAGAAATTGATGGCATAACATTACGTGCGATAGTTGATCTAATCGATGTTGAATCTAATCCGGATGTTGGCCATACAAATTATCAATATGTAGCCGGTAGGCAACGGTTAAGCATGTTACGTAAAGATGTATATGGCAGTTATGAACCCCCTCATCTTTATGACATTGTGAAAAAGAATGTGGCAACCGGATTATATACTGCCGAGCTACTAACATGGTACAACAAAGAAGAATGGGATAAGATGAATGATCTTATTGACCACGACAAAGATGAACAATATAGCTATGCTGCAATCGAACAACTGATTGAAAAGTACCTGGTTCGTAATCGTGCCACAAAGGAAATTTACGAAACTCCTCAAGTAAGGTACATGATTGCAGCCGCCACTGTGTTCCACAACGAAGAACCCACCAGTGCAAAAATGCGTTACATAAAGGATTATTACCATGCGGCTTCTGACGGTTTATTTACTCTCGCTACTCCTGTTCTTGCTGGGCTTGGGACACCTACTAAACAGTTCAGTAGTTGTGTACTCATTCGCAGTGATGATGATCTTGACAGCATTTTTGCTAGTGGCGAGATGATGGCAAAGTATGCCAGCAAACGTGCTGGTATTGGCCTGGAGATTGGTAGATTGCGATCACTCGGAAGTCCCATCAGGGGCGGTGAGATCATGCACACTGGCATGATACCATTCCTTAAAAAATGGTTTGGTGATCTACGTTCCTGCAGTCAAGGCGGGATTCGCAATGCCAGCGCCACAGTATTCTATCCCATATGGCATCATCAATTCGATGACCTTATTGTATTGAAGAACAATCAAGGCACAGACGAAACTCGTGTTCGGCATATGGACTATGGTGTTGTGCTATCCGCATTCTTTTGGCGCAGATTTAAGAACAAAGAAAACATCACCTTCTTCGACCCTAATGAAGTGCCCGACTTATATGAAGCATTTTATAAAAATACCGCCGCGTTTGAAAAACTGTACATAGAATGTGAGAAGCGTACAGATCTACGTAAGAAGGTAATGAGTGCTGAGGAAGTATTTAAAGGTGGTATTCTTAAAGAGAGAACCGACACCGGCCGTATCTATCTTGTGAACATTGATAACGTGCAAAAGCAAGGACCATTTGATCCAGACTTTCATACCATATATCAAAGCAATTTATGTGTGGAGATATTGTTGCCCACAAAACCCTTTAAACGGTTAGATGACGAAACAGGACGTATATCGTTATGCACTTTGGGAAGTATAAATTGGGGAGCATTCCGTAATCCAGAAGATATGCGCCGTGTTTGCCGTGTCCTGCAACGTAGCCTTTGTAACATACTTGACTACCAAGATTTCCTCTCCATACAAAGTAAATTAAGCAATGATGAAATACAGCCACTGGGTATAGGTGTTACAAATCTTGCATATTGGCACGCCAAGCGTGGATTGAAATATGGTGAAGCTGATGCATTGGCCGAAGTAAAGAGTTGGATGGAACATCAGGCATTCTACCTGACAGAAGCAACTGTGGAGATGGCAGAAGAACGTGGTCCATGTTTACACAGCGCACAGACACGTTACGGACAAGGCATATTCCCGTGGGAGTTACGTGCTAAAGGTGTCGATGAACTAACAAACTTTTCTCCAGAAATGGATTGGGAAACCCTACGTATCAACATGAAGAAATATGGTGTTCGCAATGCGACACTCATGGCCATTGCGCCAGTTGAATCCAGCTCGGTTGTAATCAACAGCACAAATGGTATTGAGATGCCCATGAGCCTAATCTCAGTTAAAGAAAGCAAAGCTGGAAGTTTAACACAGGTTGTGCCCGAGTATCATAGGTTAAAGAACAAGTATCAACTCATGTGGGATCAACCAGATTGTGTGGGATATTTAAAGACCGCATCAGTATTAGCTGCGTATGTTGATCAAAGCATTAGCACAAACACTTTCTATTCGCCAAAGTATTTTCTTGATAGAAAAGTGCCCACAACTCTTATCGCAAAGAATTTAATGTTGGCACATTATTGGGGTCTTAAGACCATATATTATAGCCTGATCGATAAGCAAGGTGCAAAGGCGGCGGCAGAAGAAACACCCACAATGACAATACCCGAAGATGACGAACCTTGCGAGGCATGCACATTATGAGCCAAGAACAATATAATTTAAAGACTAGAACAGACTATCTAAATCGTAAGATGTTTCTTGATCCTGCTGGACCAGTCACCGTTCAAAGATTTGAAGAATTCCGTTATCCTAAAATTGCCAAGTTTGAAGAGATGCAGCGTGGATTTTTCTGGGTGCCGGAAGAAATCAGTCTCACTAAAGATGCAGGTGATTTTAAAGATGCAAGTGATACAGTACGTCACATCTTCACCAGCAATCTATTACGACAAACAGCACTAGATTCTATACAAGGAAGAGCCCCTGTACAAATATTCAGCCCAGTTGTTTCATTGCCAGAATTAGAAGCATTGGTCACAATATGGAGCATGTTCGAAACAAATCTGCATAGTAAAAGTTATAGCCATATCATTCGCAACATCTATAATGTGCCAAAAGATATCTTCAATACAATACATGACACAAATGAGATTATTGAAATGGCATCAACAGTTGCAAAATATTATGAAGATTTACATATCCTAAACTGCCGTAAAGAAGTTGGTGAAAAAGTATCAGAGAAAGAACATGTCAAAGCAATTTGGCTTGCTCTACATGCCAGTTATGCATTAGAAGCATTACGTTTTATGGTTAGTTTTGCCACCAGTCTTGCCATGGTCGAGAATAGAATCTTCATGGGCAATGGCAATATCATTTCATTGATTCTTCAAGATGAAATATTACATAAAGACTGGACTGCATATATCATTAATCAAGTTGTAAAAGAAGATCCTCGTTTTGCCACTGCAAAATTGGAGTGTGTGGATGAAGTTGCAAAGATATATGCAGATGTGATACGTGAAGAAAAAGCCTGGGCAGAATTTCTATTCTCAAAAGGCCCGGTGATTGGTCTTAATGCAAATATTCTAAAAGACTTTATGGATTTTACCGCCGCGGCAGCATTGAAAGAGATTGGTATTAAGTATCAATTTTCAGCGCCAAAAACAACCCCCATTCCGTGGTTCTTAAAACATGTGAATACTAGTAACAAACAAACTGCTCTGCAGGAATCCGAAAGTACCTCCTATGTAATTGGTGTATTGTCTGAAGATCTTGACTATGACAGTTTGCCAACTATATAATAAGGAGATAGATGAAAGCAATAATCTGGACCAAGGACAATTGTGTCTTTTGCAAACAAGCAAAGTCGTTATTAGAATCCAAACAAATTGATTACGAAGAACGTCATATCGGCAACGGCCATACACGAGAGCAATTGTTAGAAGCTGTGCCCAATGCACGTACCGTGCCTCAAATCTTCATAGACGAGGTATTTGTTGGTGGATTTACAGAATTGAAACAATACTTAAAGGAAAAACATGTTAATTGAACTGAATGAAATTTACACATTTAAACTCACAAATGGTGATGAGATCGTGGCTAAGATAGTTGATATTGATAGCGACCGTGGATATTATGGCATTACCCGGCCACTTACTGTTATCCCTGGTCAACAAGGTCTGCAATTATTAATGAGTTTGTTTACAGCAGATCCAGACAAAATCATCCGGCTAAATAATATAACATGTGTTATGATATCATGTTGCAGAGCAGAGGTGCGTGATAGCTATGTGGAAGCAACAACTGGAATTAAACCAGTTACGAACAAAATATTAATGGGATAACAGCATGGCCGGAGTTCAACGTCAAGGGGATATAAATTTACTGGGAGGAATAAGCATGGGCGGTGACAGCTCGGTATTAGTCAACGGTCGAGCAATTGCTATTCCAGGTATGCGGGTACTGCCACATTTCCCATGTGGTGTTCCAAAATGTCCTCCATGTCAGAAACACTGTTTTGCAACCACTCAAAAAGGAAGTGGTCTTGGTGCCATAGCGTCAGCAGCCGGAAGTTATTTCTTTGGACCAATTGGTACTGCTGCCGGGCTTTCGGAAACAGTCAGCGAAAAAATTGGTGAAGCTGCCGGAAAAGCAGCAGCTGGCTTATTGGGCGGCGGCGCCGGAGTATTAGTAAACGGTAAACCAATCATTGTTGACGGTGATATGGATTCGTGTATTTGCCCTCGAGTTGGCGGCAGTTCAGATGTAAACGTAGGATAACAAATGCCACGACGTGGATCACTTAGTTCAATAAATCTTATTGCCGGGGCAAGCATACTAGGCAATGTTGGCGGCACTGCCATTGCTGCAAACACTACATTAGTAGCTGACATTGCCAGTTACAACAGTCTTGCGGTGGTATCACAATTTGCCAGTGTTATATCGGGTGCCGCCGGTAATATAGCCAATGTGAGTGGTGCAACACTGACTAGTTTAAAGAATTTAGCAGGGGGCATATTTCCTGCTGTGACCAATGCTATTCCTAGTGCATACGTCGCATCACTTGGTAATACACCAACCGGAGGATTTAGTGGGGTGGTATCGGCTCAAGCTAATAATATCATGGGTAACGGCGACCTAGGTATATTCAGCCAGGTGCTTACTGCATGTAATGGATTTGTTTCTATTACTAATCAAGCCATACGCACTGCTAAGAATGCTGAAAATGTTGGATACACCAGCCAAGACAATACAATCACTGGTGGCTTCAGTGACGTAAGTCTTGCATTTAGTGCGCTTGGATATGATATGTCTAAATTGGGTATATTGATAGATCTTGGCAATTTAGATAATCTTGGTAATCCTGCCGCATTGCTTCGACAGATTGATAGCGTATCGTTTGGGCTACCAGGATTGTCTGCTGCGTTAATTAATTCCGGAGTACCAGAAGAGATTGCACAAGATTTAAGTTCTCCGGAATTTTCCGGCGCATTAGAAAAACTGGCATACCAAGCTATGTTAATGGTAACGGGTAATGACCTTACCCAAATATTAAAATTACTAAAAGTTACCACACCAAATATAAACACTCTGGCAGATCTACTTAATCCATTTAAGCTATTTCCAAACAGTTTCCAGACATTGACTGCTCCAACAAGTAATGGACTAAGAGGAGTTTATATAGATTCCTCGGGAGCAGTCAACAGTAAATTAGCAACTGAATTACCAAGTTCTGTATTAGCGCCATTGCAGGGCAATCCCTTGCAGAGTATTCCGCGGTAAGAATCATGAGCACATACAGTCAACTTAAAAAGATTATTCCATCCGACCAGGCTCTTGCCAACAAGGCAATAGAAGCATCTTTGCAACAAGTTAAAAATATTTTTGATGCGGCATTACCTATACTTTCTATAGCAATATATAATCTTGAAAGTAATAAAGGGTTACCACTTATCAATGCATTGACTGTGGCATTGCCGGCAGATGTTGCTGCATTCTATGCTACGTATGCAAATGGAACAGGTACAGACGGGACACTATTATTAGCAGACGTTATGGGAACTGCTGCAGGATGGGTGCATAATACAGAATTACCAATAGCAACTTCGGTAGTATCAACATTAACTGCCGCTGGTGCATTGACCTCGCTAACAAACTCCACAACAGGTGTTTATACTGTTATGCAAAACACCAATGCTGGATTATATACAACAGACATTAGTCCAGGAGTAATTTCTATCGACATACCATTTGGATTACCAGGCGCAGGTTCATACGACTCGTATGATAATGCATATAATCAAGGATTAATACCGGCTGCCTATAGTCTTATTGCTGCTATAGTAGCTGCCAATACTGCTGTGGTAGCACAATCCACTGTGGCCTTTTCTACCATGGCAGCACAGTTGGTACGAGAGAACACTAATTTAGCACAAGTTCCAATATCATTTTCGCAGGTAACACCGGGAATACCTCCACTGCCGCTAGTGGATAATTTGAAATCCTATGGGCTTGATGGTGCCAAAGGCGGTGCTGCCTACATATTAGAAGCACTAGCAACAATGGCCACACGCGGAGGTCAAGCAGTTGTTAGTACCATGCGTGAAGGTAGAAATCTTGCAAGATTGTCTGAAGCAGGTATAGTGACCGATATTTTAGTGAGTGATGTTGGTCTAGAACCTCCTGCTCCACTTAGCAGTGGTAATTATTCCGTGGATCAAGCTATAGCACGAATTATTATCTAAATAGAATCAATGACTTACTGCGCCTAATAATAGGTTGACTAATAACTCTAAAACCGCTATAATAGCAGTATAATAAATGTTTGGAGCAGCCTGTGAAACAAATAAAAATTGATTATACCGCGAGTATTGCAGAGCTTAAAGAGTTATATCTTACGGCGAAAACTGCATATTATGAAGATGCTGCCCCGTTGTTCTCTGATATGGAATTTGATAAACTTGAAGACCACCTTAAAGCCAACGTAAAAGAATGGGCCAACATCGTTGGTGCTCCTGTTAAAACAGTCAAAGTCCGTGCGCAATTGCCTATCCCAATGTTTAGCTTGGACAAGGTCAAAATTGATACCGTGGATAAATGGCTTGCTCAGCATAAGAAAAAATCACTTGTGTTGATGGACAAACTTGATGGTGCCAGCGTTCAGTTGGTGTACAAAGCAGGAAAACCAGTCAAGGCCTTTACACGTGGTGATGGTATCGAAGGCGGCGATATCAGTTTCCTTATTCCCAGCATGAATATTCCCAAGCTTACGGGTGATACCCGTGATTTCATAGTACGTATGGAAGCATTGTTTTCCAAACAAGCGTTTAAAAAATGGGATACAGAATTTAAATCAGATCGCAATGCTGTTAGTGGCCTGTTGAATAACCAGGTTGCACAGCCAGCATTGAAAGATGTAGATTTCGTTGTGCTGCAAGTGCTTGATCCAAGCATGAGCATATCGCTTGGACTTGATTGGGCTGCTGCTCAAGGATTTAAAATAGTAGATAATGTTGTTTGTGAGGCTACTGCGGTCGACCAAGCAACTTTGGCAACGATGTTGTCGGTCCGTAAAGAATTATCAAAATATCGCTGTGATGGTATTGTGATTGCACTTGATGAAGCTAATCCCTTACCCACAGAAGATAATCCGGATTGGGCTGTGGCGTTTAAGAAAAATGATGATGCTGCTGATGCACCAAAAACAAAAATCATTGATATACTTTGGGAAGTATCATCGCATGGTTATATCATTCCCAAAGCCAAAGTTGAACCAGTTGAGTTTGATGGGGCAACTGTGCAATATGTTTCTGTAAAAAATGCACGTTGGATGGAGGCTAACAACATTGGTATTGGTGCAGAGATCGCAATTGTGCGTAGTGGTGATATTATCCCGTGTATTATTGGCGTGATAACGGCTGCTAAGAAAATACAAAAGCCCGATGCTGCTGTGGTGGGTGAGTATAAATGGAATGATGGTGGGACTGATTATATCTTGTCCGATCCCGAAGCAAGCCCAGCTTATCAAGTCAAGCGTATCTTACGCACATTCCAAACACTTGACATTGACTTTATGGGTGAAGGCAATGTGCAACGATTATATGAAGCAGGTTTTACAACTGCAAACAGCATATTCAAAGCCAGTGTGCGAGATTTAATGAAAGCAGATGGAATCCAACTGCGTGGAGCACAAAAGATTCACGATGCAATCCACAAAGTAATTGACAATGGGGTGTCGATGCCCATGTTGATGGATGCAAGTGGTGCCTTCCCGCGTGGTATTGGTACCCGGCGTGCAGAGATGATTGGAGTTGCACATGATTTGGATATGCTGATGAGCAAGAGCAGTGCAGAGATTATTGCAACCGTGTCCAATGTACCGCAATTTGAAATGAAGACTGCCATAATGTTTGAAAGCGGTGTGAAGGGATTCAAAGCGTGGATGAAAGAAACTGGGCTTACTGTTGCTGCGCCGGTGAAAAAGGTTATGAAGGAGTCGACAGGAGCGTTAAAAGATGTTAAAGTAACGTTTACTGGTTATCGTAACGAAGATGAAGAAAAGCATGTGGAAGCTAACGGTGGCGAGGTTATCTCTTTTGGATCTAAAACAACTGTGTTGCTGTATAAGGCAGGTGGTAAGAAGTCCAGCAAGCTTGATAAAGCGGCAGCAAAAGGAATTACTGTAATGACGTGGTCGGAATTTAAAAAGATGTATAAGGTTTGATATGACCATGTAAAAATTTATTAAAGGAACCCACAATGTGGAATGCACTACTGCTAACAATTGTTGCGACAATTATTTGTATTGGCCCAACTAGTATTTGTATGTTGATTGACTGGATTTGTAATAGATATAAGAAATAACAGTGACCAATAATGTTAATTACTGATATAAAATGGTTACATATCGAAGCAACTTCAAAATGCAATGCATGGTGTCCGGCCTGCTCTCGTAATCAAAATGGGTATGGTATAACACCTGGACTAATTGAACAAGATTTATCTGTAGATAAATTCAAACAAGTTATAGAGCAATGTTCTAAACTTAGTGGCATTCAATTTTGTGGTAATTTTGGAGATCCCATCGCCGCCAATAACATATTACAATTAATTGATCTTGCCAAATCCGCAGCGGATAAGATACAGATACATACCAATGGCGGTCTGCGTAGTAAAGCATGGTGGGAAAGATTAGCCAATAATCTTAAAGATATCGACCATGACGTATGGTTTGGGATAGATGGTATCGGTCCAACACATGAAATTTATCGCCAAGGAACCAAATATCAAAAAGTAATTGATAATGCACAAGCATTTATCGCTGCCGGGGGAACAGCAACTTGGCAATTTATTCCATATGCACATAATCAACATCAATTAACAGACTGTATTAAACTAAGCCAACAATATAAATTTAAAAAGTTTAAAGTAATAAAAAGTTTTAGGTCTACGCAAGATGTAAAACATTGGAAGACTGGCAAATCATTTCGATTAGAACCCAGTGATCTATATAAAACAATATTCTTCTCACCAAAAAAAGGAATTTTAGAAAAGGAAAATTGTATGCATCTTGAACAGCCCAGCATCTATGTTGCTGCATCTGGAAAAATAAGCCCATGTTGTTATTTTTCAGAACACAAATCATTCAACTCCGTTAATGATATGTTGCATAATTTGGATATAACAACATCACTTAATACACCCGACAATGTATGTTCATCTAATTGTGGCACATGACATGCCAACAACACAAATACTCGATAAATATAACATGTTCTTAAGTTATCTCATGTTGACAGTGGCGCTGAGTCTTAGCATGATTGCTGCATTTTATTCTATAATGGGTCTGGCAGCTATTTTTGCCGCGGCAGTAATTCCTATCGTGATTATGGGCAGTATTCTTGCAGTGGCCAAACTCACAGTCACCGTTTGGTTACATGAACATTGGCTACGTTGTAGGATATTGATGAAGATGTATCTCACAACGGCAGTGATGGTGTTGATGTTGATCACCAGTATGGGAATCTTCGGCTTCCTCAGCAAAGCCCATCTTGATCAAGCTGTGCCTGCCGGTGATGTTGCTGCCAGGGTAGCATTGTTTGATGACAAGATAACCACAGAGAAAAGCAATATCGCCACATCTCGCACAGCATTAAAACAAATGGATGCCGCAGTAGATCAACGCATGGCCAGGAGTGATGATGAAAAAGGTGCCGAACGTGCAGTACAGATACGCCGTAGTCAACAAGCTGAACGGGCCCGCATCCAGAAAGATATTGATGCAGCACAAAAAGTAATCACTAAACTTAGTGAAGAACGTGCGCCCATTGCCAGTGAATTAAGAAAGGTCGAAGCCGAAGTAGGTCCCATCAAATACATCGCGGCGTTTATCTATAACGATAAGCCGGATGAAGGAATGTTAGAAAGAGCTGTACGTTGGGTTATAGTAACAATTGTTTTCGTGTTTGATCCGTTGGCCATAATGATGTTGTTAGCTGCCACAGAAAGTTTGGGTTGGAAAAAAGCCGAACTCAAATCTGTAGTGATAGATACTCCTGTAGTGCCTGAGCCTACTATACCCGATGCTGTCGAGCCACCTATCACGATTGAAACAGCATCTGCTGTTGAACCACCTCCAACTCATCCAACCGAGGGAGAAAAACAGGAGGCTGCATGGTTAAAGGACGAGTATTACGACTTAGATGAAAAATCAAAAGTAATAGAAACACCCAAGTCCGAAGATATACTGTCAGCAATGGTCGAGGATGACAAGTCTGCAATGAACATAGTACCTCCAGAAGAAATACCTGGTGTTACTACCAGACCATTTACTGCTGACGAAATAGCTATACTAGATAAACCTGTTGATGATGTGGAAGAAGGAACACCAGATGAGAAGGCAGCTGAACGTGCATGGAAAACAGCAAACCCAAACGACACTTTAAAACATCAAAGGGCATTGTTGGAACAAGGAAAAATCCAACAGTTGCCGTGGATTACATTAGACAATAAGCAAGGAAGTATGTTGGGATTTGGAACTCAGTTTCCCGCCGCACCACGACGTGGCTCTATGTTTGTAAAGGTTGACCGTATGCCCACTGCATTGTTCAAATTCAACGGGCTTGATTGGATTGAAACAGATAAGAATCTTAGCGACGAATTTTCTTATAATGCGGCGTATATAGAGCATCTTATCGCCAAGATATATTCTGGTGAATATGATCCAGAGCTGCTGAATGATGCAGAACGTTCTCAGATAGAACTCACATATCGGCAAAGCATAATTTGACAATAATTGGTTTTTTGTGTTATAAATACATTGTGGTGCCGATGGTCGGGCCACACGATATTTTCGCTTACTTAAAGGAGAATTAACATGACGAAAATCACAGCACTAGATCTAACCCCGTTTTATCGTAATTCCATTGGCATTGATCGTTTATTTGACCGCATCGTAAATCAAATCGATCATGCAACAACAGCACCTGGATACCCACCCTATAACATCTTAAAAGTCAGTGATGATAATTTTGAAATACAAGTGGCGGTAGCCGGATTTACGCAAGGTGATATCGACGTAAATTTCCATGAAGGTGAATTGGTTATTACTGGAGAAAAGAAAACAGAACCTGGTCCAGAAATTGTATTCCAACATCAGGGCATTAGCGCACGGAGATTTGTGCGTAGTTTTAGTTTAGCCGATTATGTTGAAGTCATTAATGCATCGGTTAAAGATGGTATTCTTACTGTTGGACTAGAACGCCGTGTACCAGATGCAATGAAACCAAAAAGCATTGCAATTACGTATTCGAATTGATGTAATTGTGTAAATACAGCAAAGGGTATTTTGCCCTTTGCTGCAACCACCAAGGAATTGACATGTCACAATCTGATACAACTACAAAAACAAAAATCAATACTTCCGTTAAAGAACCACCTCTGTATAAAGTGATTTATATTAATGATAGCATCACCAGCATGGAATTTGTTGTTCAAACTTTGGTTAATTTTTTCGATTATAATTCCCAGACAGCCATGAAGATCACAGAGGATATACATGAAGCTGGATCGGCTGTGGTTGCAATCTGTCCTTTTGAAATTGCAGAACAGAAAGGCATCGAAGTTACTATCTGTGCTCGTTCAGAAAACTTCCCTTTACAGATTAAACTAGAACCAGAAACTGCATAAACATACATGAATATAATTTTTGGTAAAGAGAATATCAAGCAAGATAACAAGTACATTGTTTTGGAACTTGATACCATACGATTCCAACCGACCAATAAGACAGTCACAGCATATTGTGTAGTTGAACAGGTTCCTATACTTGATATGCCCAAGGTAGATAGTATGCGATCATTACATGAGAATCTCCTGATCAATTACAGAAAACGTGATTGGAATTTTTGTGAACAGGCCTTGGAACATCTCCAAGGATTCTGGGGCACCGAGTTAGACACATATTATAGTGACCTTCGCACCAGAATAGAAACATATCAAAAACAAGAACCCGAAGGAGAATGGGATGGCTGTATTGAAAAATCTTTGTCTGTTACTTAGCATCGCAATACTTGCAGCTGGATGTAGTTTGTTGGCCGTGAGTCATTTTGATAGTAATGAGCAATCAGTGCTGACCACAATACTTCAAGTAAGTCAAGACAAGCGTGTGTGTACCGATGCTGGGGCAGTAATAACCGTTGTAAAAGGTCTTAACACACAAGCTGAATGGCTTAAGATATATGGTACCTCCCTTCCAAACAATGGTCCTATGCAAATTATGGCATTCCAGCTTTGGCAAGCCACAAACGAATTAAACACAAGATATGCACAAGCATCGCCGCCGGGGCGTGTGTATTGTGAACTTAAATTAGATAATGTACATAAACTAGCCGACATCATGCATGGTGTTAGTGCAAGGAGACCGAGATGATGAATATTGAAGATACGCTACGACATTTTACCACACAGGAAAATAAGTTAGGCGAACGTGCTCGACTTGCTGAACAATATTATGTGGCAATGAAAGCAGGCGATTTATCACGTGACGAATATCAAGAACTTATGAACGATCTTAAACAAATAGAGATCGCAGAATCAGCAGCAACAGAATTAGATCAGGCGATTGCATTAAATGCAGTGATAGATGCATTGATGAAATTACCTATTTAACCACAGAATAACTATACAGCTTGTATGTAGAGCTAAATATGTTATGCTATCATTTGATGATAGACTTTAAAAAAGGAAATATAATGAAACAAGTAATTTTAGCAGTACTATTAGCAGTTGGCGCCGGCTTGGCCTATGCGGCAGATCCATCACCAGTTACTGGTAACTTTGGATTAACCACAGATTATAAACTACGTGGTATCAGCCAGTCACAAAATGGCTCGGCAGTACAAGGTGGTGTTGATTATGCTCCGGGCAACGGATTCTATATTGGTAACTGGAATAGTTCAGTCAGCACACTGGTATACCGTAATGGCAACGGCATCCAAAGTGACATTTATGGTGGTTACAAGACAGAAGTTGCGAAAGGGATTACACTTGATGTAGGCTCTTACAATTATTTCTATCAACGTGCTACAAATGGCAACAATCCAAAGTTTGACACAAATGAAATTTACGTGGGTGTCGGCACTGGACCGGTTGCAATCAAGTACAGCCGTTCACTTAGTGATTATTTTGGTGCAGTTAACAGCAAAGGTACACAATACTACCAAGCTGATGTTAGCTATCCGGTAGCAACAAAGTTAACGGCAGATGCACATATTGGTCGTACCAATGTTGCTAATTCTAACACCGCCGATTACACCGATTACAAACTTGGTGTGACTTATAATATTACCGGTTGGAAAGTTGGCACACATTATTACACCAATGCTGGTTTAGGCTCAGCAGTACGTGTTGCTGACACAATAGATAATCGTCAGCTTTACAAAAATGCAGTCGTGCTATCAGCAAGTAAATCATTTTAATAGCATCGAGTTATAGAAAATAAAACCCCTTAATTGGGGTTTTATTTTGTCCTAGGGTTTAATATGCCAATTAGACTGACATCTTTGTTTGACAGCTTCTATTGCTTGGGTAGCATTTGTTTTATATTCTTGCATGATCTGTTCAAAGAAACTATCTGAGAAGAATCTTTCTCGATTACGTGCAGCAATTATATTAAGTTTGGAAAATAGTTCTATTTTTTCTAAGATTGGTAATTGAGTTATTCTTTTCATTTCTGCTACAACTGCGTCCATTCTTGCTACCGGATCAATAATAGTATCATATGATTCGTCTAGTAGATCGCCAAAAGTTTCAAATCCATATCGACGTAAGTATTCCAAACTGCTGTGTGTGGCCATTAACATAAATGGTTGTTGACATGCAATAGGTCGCAATGTTTTCTCAGTAAGATGTAATCTATCATCATCAAACAATGTTTCCAACACAATCTCTATGTTACTTGTAATATAATCAAATGAAGTATAGTCGGCGCTGGCTGCACTATCAACAGTATTTAAATCGTAATATGATTCAAGGTCAGTATGTATAGTCCATTTTTGATTATTATATATATGATCTAGATAATGGACAGTATCATCGACGGGTGCAAATCGAATATTGCAATATTCCTTAATATTGTTTTCTAATAGCATTTCGGCAAATCGCAGTCTATATTCTCGTGTGCCTTGCCATGCTCTATTATAGATTAAAAAATCATATCTATCTTCTCTTTTCTGTAGCAATACACTATCATGTTTAGCATATCTAAACCAATCTTGTGCTATTATAGCATGACTCCAATAATAGATATCAATAATATTATGCTGTCTGAACATATCTAGTTGTTTTGATCGCTGCTCAGAATGACACAATATTCTATTATCTACAATCATAAATCGTTGTTGCATAGAATTATTTTTAAATATTTTAAAATCTAAAGGTTCTTGATCATGACAAACTAGTTTATATGTGACAGAATTTACATTGGAAGAATACTCTCTTAGTAATATTAAATTCTCCCAATTCTTTGTTCCGTGTGGAAAGAAATAATAAATTACAATAGGACTATCTGAAAAATTCTCTAGGAAATGATATAATCGATCTAAAGGAATACTCATAATATGTGTTTGCTAAATATAAAGTAGTTATGAATACTGCGACTATCATCAAATATAATATTTTGAAATTTTGGGATGATGAATTTAAATCTCTGACTTATATCAACGAAGATTTCAATGATGTAGAAAAATTAGAATTATGGAAAGCTCAGGGATATTCTAGCAAGGTAACTGGAGATATGTGCGATATGCGCGATAAACAACCGAGTTGGAATTGGAAATTTATCAAGCATTATGCTGCACTGGGATGGAAAGATATTGGTACAAGTTACTATCGCATGTCTACTGGCACGGTGCTACCCACACATGGTGATCTCTATTTGCGATATATTTCATTATTCAATTTACAAGGTCGAGAACATACTATACGCCGAGCAGTGATATTTTTAGAAGATTGGCAACCGGGACACTACTCTGAACAATTGGATAAACCATACGTAAATTGGCAAGCTGGCGACACAGTTGAATGGGCGTATGATACGTCACACATGGCTGCTAATCTTGGTCTTGCTCCGCGATATACATTGCAACTCACCGGACATGTTTAGGTGATATCATCATTTAATGAATGGGATCCGTTGCGAGAAGTGGTAGTAGGATCAGCAACTGGAGCAAATTGGCCAAGCGCAGATCCAGTATTTGCAATGGAATATACTCGTACAAAATGGAAAGAAACTCCAGTACCATCTGGCGCTGTGCCACAATGGATAATTGATGAAGCCAATGAGGATTTGGATATATTAGCAGCAACATTACATAATCTGGACATTGTTGTTCATAGACCTAAAGAAATAGATTTTGTTAAAACAGCTGGTATGTATAATTATTGTCCACGAGATCGAATACTAGTTGCCGGATCAACTATGATAGATTGTGCAATGATGTATCCGTGTCGAGATCAAGAGATACATGCTTTAGCACATGTGGTTAATCGTGCAAAAACTGTAATAACCATGCAACGTGAGCATGGACTTGTATTTGATGCAGCCAACGTATGTAGACTGGGTGATACATGGATATATCTTGAAAGCGACAGTGGTAATCGCGCAGCATATAATTGGTTACAACAGCATTTCCCCACAGTTGATATTGAGCGATGTAATTTCTATGCAGGAGTACACATAGATTCAACTATCGTTCCATTACGTGAAGGATTGGTAATGTTAAATGCATCAAGGGTAACTGAAAACAATTGCCCACGAGCATTTGATAATTGGGATAAGATTTGGATTGATAATGTACATGAACAGAATTTTCATCAATATCCCTATGCAAGTAAATGGATAGCAATGAATGTTTTAGTAGTTGATCCACATACAGTTATTGTTGATAAACATCAGAAAAACATAATAGATAAACTAACGCAGTACAATTTTACTGTTATACCATTGGAACTACGACATAGTAGAACGCTAGGTGGTGGATTTCATTGTACCACGTTAGATATAGTACGAGATATATAGTAATTATACCAACTCTATAATAGATGATTCTGGAATATCGATACCATGTTTTGTACACTGATCGTTACGATATGCTATCCAACCTTCAGCGGCTGGTAAATCGATCCAGGTCCTAAGAAGAAATCGTTTATTGGTTGAAACTTCTAATGGTGGTTCATAGATGAGTATTCCGTCTGTTTTTCCTTGGATTTTAAGTTCCTCGGCCGTTAGAAAACATTCGTTAGTAAATGTTTCATATTTTCCGCCATCGGCATATTTTTCATAATTTGTTAATATTCTTGTTTGATACATGATTTCTCCTAATAATAGTTTGGATTAATATCCGCTTGACCGTATACTATATTTATGTTATACTTATACAACATTATTACTCAAGGGTGTTGATATGCGTGGTAAAATTGGTTTTGCTTGCAAATGGTTAAATGATCCATCCGAATGTGGCGGCATGAAGGTGAATGCCGTGGATCGTGACTTAAATGGCCGTAGTACCACCATGCGCTGGCTACGTGAACATCCAGCTGAAGCCGAACAACGTCAGTGGGACATAATGAATCACAATGCTGCGGCGGCTGTGAAAATGATCGAACGTGTGGGTAGTTTAGCACCCGAGTTACGTATGGTCAGACTAGGTAGTGAAATGCTACAAGGCTATACACAACAAGATTGGCAAGCCTGGTGGCAACGTAGAGAAATCCAGGATCATTTGGAACGTATATTTGCTCCTGTAGGCGAAACTGCCCGACGATTGGGTGTACGTATAAGTTTTCATCCTGGACAATTTTGTGTGCTGGCCAGTGTAAATGAAAACATTGTTGTTCGTAGTATAGAAGAGTTTGAATATCATGCAGATATGGCCCGGTGGATGGGGTTCGGCAAGAGTTTCCAGGATTTTAAAATCAATGTACACATCTCAGGTAGGCAAGGGCCCGAAGGAATCCGACGTGCTTGGAACAAGCTCAGTGTTGAAGCCCGCAACTGTATCACCATCGAAAATGAAGAAATAACACATGGACTTGCTGATTGTCTTAGTCTTGCCGATATTGTACCTTGTGTTCTTGACATACATCATCACTTCATTAGAGAAGGGGAATACATACAACCTGACGATGACCGTGTGCAACAAGTTATTGATAGTTGGCGTGGGCTTCGTCCTACTATGCACTATTCCGTCAGTCGTGAAGATCTACTCACAGATCATCCTGCCGATATTCTTCCAGATCTGGGCGCTTTGCTCTTAGCTGGACATAAAAAACAAAAGTTAAGGGCGCATTCGGACTTTTATTGGAATACAGCAGTAAACACATGGGCCGGTGGTTTTTGTGATCAGTTCGATATCATGTGCGAAAGTAAATCGAAGAACTTAGGTGCCCAACAGTTGTATAACTTCTGGAAAAACAACAAAGACGCGGTGAGTATTGTTTCTTAATGGTTGACATCGAACGATTTATTTGCTATACTACTAACATATGAAAAAATCTACAAAACTTTGGATTGATCCACCGTCCGGTTGGAGATACGGTTTCCCTAAAACGTGGGACCAGACTGGTGATATGAATGAATGGTTACTTAGTGAAGGGTATCCACAACAAGAGATTGATGCGTGTGGAAACTTTTTTTATGTAAGACAATGGCTAGATGAAGCAGATACAAACACAAAGGAGATTAAAATGGCAAAGACTAAAACAGTAGTATCCAAGGTAAGTGACAAGTTAGCTAAGGTAAATGAAAATTTCAATGTTAACATGTATGACAATGGATTCATGTTGGAAGTCAGTGGTAAGGATGCTGACAACGAATACAAAACAGCAAAGATCATGGTGTCAACAAGTAATGAATTGCTTGTATTGATTGCCGAAGTTGCTGAAATGGAACGTGATAGTTAAGCATGATACTAATTCACGAACGCGTCGAAGAACTTGCTAAACAAGCAGATGAATATCTGTTGGAAAAAGTTCAGGAGGAAAATCGCAGTTCCTGGGCGCAAGTTTTTGCCGAGTTGATTGTGAAAGAATGTTTGGAGGCTTGTAGCAGAGCAAATGAGATTAGACATTTGGTGCCACCTACACAACAGCAAGTGGTATTGAGTTGTATGGATGAGATTGAAAGAACATTTCGGAGTTGAAGAATGATTGAAATTGTTATTATTGTCGCAGTCGTTGTTATTGTTGGTGTAAATGTTCTAACAACAGTATCAACAAGATTCCGCCGCTGGTTATATACGGAGTTGAAGAATGAGTAATTTAACATCACATGCAATGAACGAATTCCGTGCAGCAGGATGGTTGGACCAGAATGGCAAATATACTGATGACATGCAGGAATTGATATGTAATCATGTGCTTGCCCTATTAACTGTTTTTTCAGATGAGGGGCATTCTGGTACCTCTGCACCCTACACTATTGATCTGTTCTCTAAGTTGGCAAAGTATGATCCTATCGTTCCGCTAACTGGTGAGGACTGGGAATGGAGTGAAGTGTCTGATGGTGACAAGGGCAAGATGTATCAGAACAAACGGTGCGGTGCTGTATTTAAATCAGCAGATCGGCATGATGGGCAACCATATTATATAGATGGAAAAGTGTATTGGGAATGGTATAAGAATGGTGATGGTGAAGTGAACAAAATTTATTTCACCTGTGGAGATTCTCAAGTGCCGATTATGTTTCCCTACACACCAAAGTCCGAATATGTGTTTAGAGCGACAGATCAATTTTCCACTGAGATTATTCAAGAATGAACGAACGGATTAGAAAACTATGTTCTCAGGCAATATCAGATGTTGATGGTATCCAAAACCCTGACACGCAAAATATGTATATTCCAGACTGCTTTGCCGAAAAGTTCGCCGAGTTGATTGTAGCAGACTGTTTAGATGTAGTAGCAATGCGGATTTATCTTGGCCCTGTAGAAATGTGCAGGCAAGAATGTAAAGCCCTGGCGTCAGAAATTAAAGAACATTTCGGTGTTGAAGAATGAACGAACGAATTAAAGAGTTAATGGACCAAGCCAGAGACGAAACAACCAAAGGAATATCATTTGATACTGGGCTTTCTTCTTATTCAAAAAGATTTGCCGATTTGATTGTGAAAGAATGTATCGATCAGTTATGTGTTAGTGACCCCACAGAAGATTTTGATAAGGGTGTAATCTGGGCAGCTCAACAGATTAAAGAACATTTTAGAGTTGAAGAATGACAACAATTAATCTTGAAGAAATTCCGCAAGGGGTATTAGATGACATCGCTGATTGTTTAGAAGTAGTTACCTTTGAAAATTATATTAAACCGGTAACTGCTGAATGTGAATTCAGACGATCAAACTATCGTAGGTTCGTTGCCAACAATGTTGAAGGCTGGGTGTTAGATAGTAAAACTTTTGAATCTAAATTAATTACAGGAACTAAAATGGAATGTTATCTTGTTCGGGGTGTTTTTACTGCCGATACCGCAGATATATATTCTGTACTATCTGCTGGTATCGGCGTATCAAATTTCGGAGTTGAAGAATGATCGGATTTAACCCTCTACGTGATGATCTAATGGTACAACAACAAATCCACAATAGCTGGGAACACATGGTGGGTGTTATCATGCTTAACCAAACTGGTCGTAAACCTGTCAAGACGACCTTGCCCGAATTCCTTTATTGGTTCCCAACACCACTTGCATTGATTGCAGCAAATGAAGATTTTGTTAAAACTATACTGTCACCACTGGGTATGAGGAATGTGCGTTATACCCGGCTAATTAAAATGAGTAAGGACTACTTGACTTGGGACGGAAATGATGCTACAATGCTATATGGTATTGGCAAATATGGCAGCGATAGCTATGAGATATTTTTTAAGAATAATTATACTGTTGCCCCAAAAGATAAAGAACTTGTGCGTTACTTGAATGATCTACAACCAGCTACTTTAGACAAGGAAATAACATGATTACGCTTAGAGATTTTATGGAAGTAACTGATTACAAAATTACCGAAGGCTCGGACTTTCTCTGGAGTTGTTATGGTCCAAATGTCCATAGGTTGGATTCATGGAATCAAAATCAGTTGGAGCATACTGTAAATGTCGTGTTTGATACCACCACTCAAGAAGTATATGAAATGGGTGTGTGTGATTATAGCAACAATCGTGCTTATCGCTGGATGAACCCAGCGTATATTGAAGTATATCAGGATGAAGCAAAATCAAAAGGTGTTAATCCAGACATGGCCTGGGATGAGGTCGATTTTGTCGATCTTGATGTTGCTGAAGATCTACTAGAAAAAACTCGGGCTATCATCGCCGGTGAAGAATATGATACCAGAGTATGCATCCAAATTACCTTTTCTGATGATGAACTATTGACCTATATGAAGTTAGCCCATGAACTTGATATCACGTTTAATGAGTTTGTGATCAAGGCATTGCAAGAAATGATGGATAAACATGAAGATTGGGATGAAGAAAGCTAAGTATGAATCCAGTGTTTAATGCTTTAGTGGATATTTGGCGATGGATACAATGCGATTATTCAAGCAATCGCACGAGATTTATTGTTGAGGTTATGGGTTGGGCAATCAGTGTTGGTTGCAGCGTTACAATGGCTATGACTGTACCAAACCCGCCCCTTGTGCAAATTTATCCAGTTTGGATTGCAGGCTGTGCTATGTATCTATGGGCAAGCTGGACACGCAGAAGCTTTGGTATGATGGCCAACTATTTCTTATTGATGAGCATCGATACCATTGCTTTGCTTAGGATGATTTTTTAGCTCTTGGCTTGGCGGCGCGTTTTTTAGCTGGCTTTGAGTCAGCAGCAGTGACCGCGTTTTCGATACGCCATGCAGTGGCATTAGGTGGAGATTTCTTAGCAATTTTTGCTACCGCACCTGCGCCTTCAACAGCAATCACAGCAGATGGTGTTTCTACCTTGTAAGGTGCTGGTGTAATGTCTGGTTTACCAAATAGAAAATTCTTAATAGCTTTGAACATGGGATTCTCCTGTGTAGATTGATATTTAGTTTTAGCAAACGGTCCAATGCTATTTCTTCAAATTACTTGCAAATTGTTAGCGATGATAATATAATAATTGTGCGTTGCAGCATAAATAAACTTAGCAACCGGGATGCTGCATAGGGCAGGTCCTACAAGTTAGCTCGCTTAATTCAAAGGAGAAATACCATGTTCACAATCGATACCGTAGTTGACCAAAATGTCCGTAATACCAAGTTGATCTTGGCCTATGTACCAAACGAAACCCTTCGCAAGAGTTTTGAAACCATGCTTGATGCCCAAGCTGAGTTTACCAAAACCATGTTTAGCACCGGAGCCGAATTGGTAAAAGTAGCCGCAGACCAAATTGGTAAAGTTAATCCACTAACTTCGGTTAAAAAATAACAATTCGGTAAAACTGAGTTTGACCACAAAGTCCAGAACCTGTACAATGTACAGACTGGACTTTTATTTTGACTGTAGTTATTGCCTTAGGAGGCATATTATGAAAAAGTTATCAATGGTGGTGGCAATAAGCGGTATTGTTGGACTTTCGGGATGTGGTTCTTTAAAACTTGGCAACGACAATCCAGGGATTACTCCACCTGCAGTTATTCCTGTTAAAGAGGAAGTGGTAGAACTCAGCACTGAGTTTAAGCGTGAGGGTGTACGAGTATTTTATACACTAACAGGTGCAGTGGATCATGTGGAAGCCAAAGGCTTTGCTGATGTATGGCAACAACGTTATGAGCATGTTGCTGAACTTGAAGCCAAAGAAAAGATGGTTAAGTTTCTACGCGGTGAATCGGTTAGTAGCAGCCGTAAAACACAAGTCATCGCCAAAGCTATTGAACGAGCACAAGATAACACAATAAATCGCTTTAAGAAAATGGATGGAAGCTCGGCTCTAAGCACCACCGCAGAGGAACTTGAAGCGGAACCTAAAAATAAATCTGAAGAAAACAATAATAACAAAGAAGAAAATGCTCGAGATAATACAGCTCTGCGTAAAGCCAGCATCAATAATGCACAGACTGTAACCAGCAGCATCACAGTTACCTCAGCTGGTAGGCTAACCGCAGTACGAAAGAGCAAAGGCGAAATTGTAAATGACGGCAAGATATACATAGGAACCTATGTGTGGTCACCCAAGGATCAGGAGGCTGCACGTAGTATTACTCGCATGATGGATGCACCGTAATATCATGCGTAAAATACTATTATTAGTAATTTGTTTGTGTACCCTCCAGCCTGCCACAGCAGCATTGCTTAGTCCAATAAGTGTGGCTATAACTGGAGGGCAGTGGATGTTTCGAGAACAAATTAAATTCTATCAAATACGTGTCGAATCTCAAGGCAATACATTTGATGAAGCCAAACAAGAAGGACTGCGTCTTGCAGTAGAATTAGCAGTAGGAGCATTAGTATTATCTGAAGGCCAAGTAGTAAACGGTGAATCAAAACGCCGTGAAATCATTACCTATGCTTCGGGATATGTAGATAAATTTGAGATCGTTGAACGAGATACAACTAGAGCAAGCACCAAATTGATTATGGATGTTTGGGTTGGCGAAAGCCGTATAGCCAATAGATTACTCAATAACTCAGCAACAGCCGGACGTATTGATGGAGAAAGATTGGCGGTACGGGTTGAGTCTATAATACATGAGAGGCAAAGCGGTGATCGTGTTTTAGCTGCTGTATTACAAGATTTTCCACGCCGAGCATTTGATATCAAGCTATTAACTACACAGGTGTCGTTGTCTAATCTTAGACAGGTAGCTATAAAAATACCTTTTGAAATCGGTTGGAATTATAATTATCTAATTAGTTTATATGAGGCTCTTGAAAAGGTCGGAGTATCCGGTACATGCAATATGTCCGACATCATGTTCAATATGTCTAAATGCAATAGAGAGCAGAATGATCGTAGTTTTCTAAATATTTCTTTAAGACCTCCACAAAATCTCATAATGGGATGGACCGGCAGGCTGGGATTTGATGATGATGAAAAGCTGAAATCGCTACATCGAACTATGGTACGTGGTGCGCCGGCAATACAACTGGTGGTTAAAAATACACAAGGCAATCCAGTATATAATATTTGTGGATATATGCAGGAATTAGATCATAATGTAATTGGTGTCCAAATTACAAATAATAGATTTATACAGTTTCAAGGTCGAGAAGCTAGTATTGCCGGAGCATTGGTATTATACAGCAGCATCGAGCTAGATATACGTGGCAATCCGGCGATATTAGAACAACTAGACACTATAGAATTACGGGTAGTGCCCAAAGCTCAATGCCCCAATAAGGGATAATATAAGCAACCGCGGGTAGTTACAGACATAAGTATAGAATACAAAGACGTCGAATTGACCATACTTCCTAAATTCTTAATGACCACCCGAAAAATCAAAGATGAAGCATATTCAGCAGCTGACAAGATTGATTTTGGGTTGCTACATCAACACATACATTTTCTTAGTGGTGATATAGCAGAGGCAAATATTAGTGCTGCAATAAAATGGATTGTGTACGAAAATGCTGTAAATCCCGAAGCTATGCTTACCTTATACGTAAATTCCGAAGGTGGAGTATTGACAGATGCTTTTGCGTTAATTGATGTTATGTATAACTCAAAATGCAAAATCCAGACAATTGGATTGGGATCTATATGCTCAGCAGCTTTTCTAATATTTGTATCCGGTGCCAAAGGCAAGAGATTTATTTCTAAAAATACCAGTATCATGTGTCACCAATATACAGATGATGCAGCCGGTAAGTATCATGATCTGGCTGCCAGGATGAGAGAAACAAAATTTGCCAATGATCGAATGGTTGAGGTATTGACACGCAGTACCAATCTTGATGCTGCCACGGTCTTGAAAAAACTATTGCCACCAAGCGATGTCTGGCTCACCCCCGAAGAACTGGTCAAATACGCCGGCGCCGATCAGATAATATAACTTGCAGTTGACCATGCCATCCCAGTCTATATTCTGTAATGCTCCATGGTATGAACTGCAGATTTATTGGGACGGTAGTCTGGGTTTTTGCTGTCAAGAAGATCACAAAGTATATCCAGACCATTTAAGTACTCATTACAACATACAAAACATAAGCATACAGGAGTGGATGGCCAGCGAACCAATGCAGGCAGCTCGTATGATGATGTTTGATCATACACGAAACACCGTTTGTCGTCGTTGTTATATAGAAGAAGATCATAGTACTACCAGTAGACGTCATAGATCAAATCAAAAAAGTGTTATATTTACACGTACAAACTTTATAGAAAGTTATGAACAAAGTCCGGGTTACGATAAGTTTGAACTAAGTCGAAATTCACAAGGAGCATATGGTGGATTGCCTTTGGATTTGCATATTGATTTAGGAAACTATTGCAATCTAACTTGCAAGATGTGCAATCCAAAAGCCAGTAGTAGTATTGCCTCACAATACGTTAAATGGGGTATTGCAGATGCTAAACAATACATAGGATCAGACTGGACTAGGAATAATACTGTTTGGACTAGAGTGCTGACCGAGATAGCTAATATTCCTAATCTTAGCAATGTACACTTCATGGGAGGAGAAACACTTATAACTAAACGCTTTGAAGATTTTATTGATTTTATGATCGCATATAATAGATTTGATTTACATTTTAGTTTTGTTACTAATGGAACACAATTCAATGAGTCATTGTTACTCAAATTAAAAAAGTTTAAGCGTGTAGGAATAGAAGTCAGTATCGAAACGCTAACAGCACATAATGCATATCAACGTCAAGGAACAAATACTGCACAAGTATTAACCAATATTGATCGCTATCTAACACATTGCAATAACACAAATATCACACTGACAATACGTCCGGCAATAAGCGCATTGACCATCGGACACTATGATACCTTATTACGATTTTGCCTTGAACGTAATCTTGTAGTTAAGGGATTGATAGTATTTGATCCAGAATTTCTAGATGTGCGTGTTTTGCCTATATTAGTTCGCAATGCATATAAACAAAAATATCTCAATCTCATAACAGAATACAAGTTGGATCAGGTCGATTGTACACGTGACTACAACGAAAGCGATCCAAATCAAATAAGTAGCCAGGTTAAAAATCAAATTCTACAATGCATAAATCTATTAGATGCAACTGCTTTACCCAACAGTGACGAATTGTTGACTGCAATGGTGTCATGGTGTCGTAAGTGGGATACGGTACATGCATACAATGCATTAGAATTATATCCAGAATTACGTGATGAATTTATTACCCGTGGATACTAAATGCTATCATCTACAAGCCGAGATATGGCTTACACCAATTTGGCATTCCGAACCACCAGTTATTGAACTAAAGTTTAATGATTGGTTGCTGTATATCGGCCCACTTACCCAAGCTAGAAGTTTTACTATTGATCAATACTTGTTAGCTGGCAATCAAAATATCAGTGTTACATTTAAGAATAAAAAAAATAGTGATACTATTCAGGGTGGCGATAAAGCTATTCAAATTGATAAGATTGTGTTCAACAATATCAACAGTGACCGATTTGTTTGGGCCGGCGAGTATATGCCAATATATCCCAACCCCTGGGCCAGTGAACAAATAGCCCAAGGTATAGTGCTTGATCCAGTATTGCGCTATCACAATTATCTTAGTTGGAATGGCACGTGGAGTTTAGATTTCACTATGCCAATTTTTACTTGGATACACACCATTGAAGATCTTGGTTGGGTATATCGATAATAGTTACTTCTTAAACACATCTCGGGCTTCTGTCCATCTACCAGCCCTTGTCC